AATTTTGCGCAACATTCTTTATGTTGTCCATTGTCATACGGATTTGCTCAAGTTGCTGCTCCTGCTGTAGTCGTCGCTCCTCCATGAGCTTTTCTTGTTGAGCAAGTCGGAATTGTGTCTGTTGTGCTTCCAACTTCTGAACTTCAAGCAATCCTTGCAGCCTATTATTCTCTGCTGTTATTTCATTCTTTATGCCATCGTTCTGATTCATAGCTTGAACTTTAAGCATATCAACCTGAACCGAATTGGCTTTTATCTGCAACTCTTGTTGCTTCAACGCCAACTCTTGTTCTGCTACATACTGCTCAAGTTGAGCTTTCTGTAGCTGGATATTGCCAGCAAGTTGCTCACGTTGCATCTTCATCTGCTGCTCTTGTGCCGCAAGTATATTGCGCTCATGACCATCCTGAGCTTGAATCTGAGTTGCTTGGATTCGTGCCTGAGCTTCCATTTGAGCAATCTGCATACGAGCTTGCATTTCCTGCATGACAGGGTCTGGAGGAGGTGGTTGTTTAGCTGCCTCCTCTTTAGCCTTAGCAATCTCACCAATCTGGTTAAGTGCTTTGGTGAAGATACCATCAAGTTCTTTGCCAGACTTGAATCGCTTGATTACGTTCTGGAATAACTCAATGCTGAATCCGAGAAGTGGTGGATACTGCTCAATAAGTGACCGCATTTGGTTGAAGAACTCACCAGCGGTAGACATGAGTTGTGCTCCTTCCTGCTGCTCTTGAGCTTGGTCAATCGCAACCATCGAGTCAGAAGCAATCTTGATTCTGTAGTTTATCTTGTCATCATCTCGTAAGAATCCAAGGATTTGGTCTTTAACCATAGCAATCTGCTGCTCTGGCGTTGGACCCATTGGCATAGGTGGAGGAGGTGGCATCATCTCCATGCCTGGCTCACTTGGTGGCATACCCTCTTGCCCCATCTCTGGCATCGGAGGAGGTGGAGGAAGTTCAGGCATTGGCGGTAATACAGCCTCAATCATCCTATCAGCATCGCCAACATCGAAGATTGTCTCTGGATCAAACTGCTCGCAGATAATGGTTCCAAGTTTAGCGATAGCATCAGATATGAACTTGCAGAACATGTTCTGACGCACAACCAGTCCGAGCGATGACCACTGAGACTCTAAGCGATTAGCAGTAGCAGACTTGTATTGCTCGCTTGTTCCACGAAGCAGGTCAGATACTTTCAGTGTTTCGTAAAGCTGCTGCAATGCTGATTGCCGTGCTGCTTGAAGTTGCTGCAAAGCATTAACGTATGGCGCAATGTCCATGAACTCAACGCCAGATTGCAAGCCACCACGAGACTTGTAACTGGGCCAATTCATTACAGGAACCATCTTTAAATCGCCAATCATAAGCTGCTCAACTTGCAATCCAAGTGAAGCATCATAGAGCGCATTAGTGCGAATGGTTTGTGTGACTGCGTGGATACGAGTTGTGAGACGCTCAATCTCTAAGATTTGGTCTTTAACGTGTGCATAGTCTGATACTGGAATAACAGAATCTGGATCGGCACTCTGAGCGATTACAGAGCAAGGATAGAAGCCTTCAAAGTCGATAGGTGGCTCTGACTCGTGGATGATAAACTTCTCAGCAGATTTGTGACCCCAGTAAACCTTTTCAGTCTCCTCGCACCAAATCTCGTATACTTCTGCCTTGCCTTCATACTTATCAGAGTCTTTGTTCCAGTCTTTAGTTGCCTTGTCTGGAAACGAGTCAAAGTGCATCTTGTCGGCAACTTCTACGCCGAATAGTTCCTCTGCTTGTGGTCGTGTAAGATATGCACGACGAGCACGCCATTCTATTTCAGTTTCGTTTCTAGCATCTGAGCAGAAATAGTCGTTGTATTGAACAACGTCTAAGCAAGCATCATCGCTTTCTTTCTTCTCAATCTTAACCTTAGCTAAGATTAAGCCTCCTGGACCTTCACGTTGGCTGATAATCTCTTGAGTAAATGGTTGTCCTTGGTCGTCTACTAGCGTTCCATCAGCAGCAGGGAACAACGCAATCTCCATCTCTTCTTCTTCTATCTCAGCTTCATATCGAGCCCAAAGAACGGCACGACCAGTAAGAAGGAATTGCAAGGCAGAGTTATACCCTACGTTGTCGAATGGAAACTCGCAGTCCATAAGGTACTGGATATTGCGCTCAAGGATAACAGCTGATAACTCCTCAAGAGTGCCGCCAGTGCGCTTACGAAGGCTTACTTCTGCTTTTGGCGTGGAAGAATAATAAGCAGGTAGGAGAGTATTAACACAATACCACCAGACATTAAGTCGTCGCTCAGTATCATTTAGAATCCCCACCTGCTTCTGTGCGTTATAAACACGGATGGATTCTTCAGCCATTTCAATGAACTTCTTGGAACGCTCCTCTGCACGAGTAATCTCTGTTTTCCAATAAGTAGAGGAGAACCGTTCAACTAATGGCTTAATCTTCATATTGTAGCTCTACCTCTTTGTGACCGCATTTGTGCTATATATGCCTGTAGCTTAATCACACCTTTGTTGAATACTTCCGCTGGCTGTTCCCACTTACTATCAATCAGCCTCTCTTTGCAAAGATAACGTAGTGCGTCAGGCAGATGGTCGTTTCCTTCTGTGTCAACGTCCTCTGGTCGCCTTTTATCAATCGCTAGACTTGGCAGAGCTTCTAATAGTCCTGGACAGTTGGTGGTAATATACAACAGAGCTGGCTTTGCAACCAACCGTTGTCTTATCTGCGACCACCCTGATAAACGATCATTGTCGGCTTGCCTGAAGTTTGGATGCTTGTATTTGGCAAACACTGTATGGAATTGGTCGGCAATACTTGGACCACCTTGGTTATTAAAGATGGATGGATCCGCTGCGGCATGGACGTTCTCGCCAACGGATGCTGCGGCAATACGCTCCGCTTGCGTAACATTGTCGATGCCTTTGCCGTGCATTTCTCGATAGATGACCATCGCTCCTTTCGGGTATGGAACCTCATTGCCTCTATCATCCCTTCCAGAACTAACAGCACCCCAGACAGCGGCAAAAGGACTGCGAAAACCCCAATCGTAACCAAGATACTTAGCCCAGTGCTTAGGAATGTTAAAAGGCTGGATAATGTGTCGTGAACTAAACTCTGGAAAGTATGAACCCTCATGAATCTCAAAGTCTCCTTCTAGCCACGCTCGCACCAGCTCAGGACTACCAACCATGTGCAAACGGTTAATATACTCAGGGTCTTGCGCTAATAGTATTTGGTTATCAGCTATACGGCTTGGAATGTAGATGTAATCAAACGATGAGCCATTAGGTAACTCTTTGGTAAGTATCTTCTTACCGTTCGGTGCTGGCTTGATAAACAGCTCTTTGAGCCAATGATGACCAACGCCACCAGGATTAAACGTCAAGATAACCTGCCCACCACCTCTACCTCGCAACGCTCCAAAGAGCTTAAAGATAGGACTAGGATTGGCAAAGTTACCAGCCTCCTCAATCGCTGCATGGCTAAGATTCTGTCCTTGGTACTTCTCAGCATCAGCATCATCGGCTAATGGTCTAAACCGTAACCGTGCACCATTAGGAAACGTAAATTGCTTTTTTTGGTCCTGCCAGTGCGCTCTAAGCGGTAGGTAAATCTGCTTGGCACGTTCTATCAAGTCATCTGCCTGTGGCAGCTCTTTACGAAAGAATATAGCGTTAAATGACTCACCAAGTTGCTCTTGATTGACAGCAAACTTACCCAAGACACCATCAGTCTTACCACCACCACGAGCGCCACCATAGCCTATAAGCGTTATGGGACAAGCAACCAGCATCTCCTGCGGTCCAGGTTGAGGCGACCAAACGATGCGTTCGGTTACTTCATCCACCTAAATATCCTTTAAGCTCTGACATTAAACCCAGAAATCTTCCCACGTAGCCATGTTCTGATGTGGCTCTGACTTATCGCCACACTCGCTACACTCAACCCGCTGATGCTTAGGCATATCCATGTTGAACTCCTCAACAGCACCACAATGAGGGCACTTCCAGAAGTTGTCGTCAGTTTCATCCTTCATGCGGTGCTCAATTCCCATTACTCACCACACCAAAAACGATCATAGTCATCCTTCGTAATCGTATTGCCAAACCGTATAAACCTCACGCCACAACGCCTATACCCACAACTAAGCCAATCATTATAACTCGCATACGCACTTACATGGTCGCACTTAGGACAACGGTAATAGTATAGAATAGCTATTGGCTTCCTACGGAACCCTGCATCTCTAATAGGATTGCGTTTCAAGGTCGTCTCACAAAAGGAAGGCACTCTCTATCGAGAGTTAAAAACTTAACTTGCGCTAAGTTCTTATAGTCAAGCAACGTCTGGAGCTTGTCACTGTTCGTCTTCAGCTATCCAATAAACACATATCACAACTCGAAACAGTAAAAAGGCTGTCAGTATGTGACCGTTGCACCAAGGACTATACTACTCCTCCTCAGATTCCGTATCGTTTTTAAGATACCTCTGCTCAAATTCTTCACGACTCAACGGCTTGGCTGACACAACAGCGTTTATAGTCCCAACATGCTCAACAGTATTAGCCTCAGTCCAACCTAACTTACTCTTACCCAAATACATCAACACCTGCGGGTTACCTGCCATAGCCTGTTCCATCAACCCTCTAGCAACAACCTCCTGCATGCCAGCCTGACCAGCCGCATACTCCTCGCCATACCACTTCGTCAGTTCCTGCGGACTCAACCTACTAGCTATAGCTACAGCACTCTTACTCAACCCAAGTTTCGCAAGCCTCGTAACCATCGCACTCGTCTCAGCATCCTTCTCATACCGCTGATTGCTGTAGTCCTTCCTACGAGGTGGATTGATAACAATCGGCTTAGGCTCAATTACTACTTCGCCAATTTTTATAACTTCAGACTCGCTAGAATCGACGGCTGGTTTTGAATCGAAATCGGAATCAGTTTCGTGGCTCATAGGTTAGAACGGTGGTTGGGTTAAAGAAACGGGATTTTTTAGTGGGAGATGGGATGCCGCCACTACTGCTCGCCGCGCCGCTTTCAAATTCGTTTCCAAAACTGAAATCCTAGTCCATGGCTGGCAAAACCAAGTTAAGCCTCTGAACTGATTTAGGATTTTGGAAAGAGAACTTTTTTCTGGCGCTGCGGTGGAGGGTAGTCTGCTCATATATATTCTACCGCATGATATACCCCAGTAGTTACGCATAGTTATACTTAACTAGTTTTCTACTTCTCGTAAACTAGAAATAGCGTAGTGATACCAAGTAGTTATATATGGATATGTAATAACTACAATCACTTAGCTACTTCCTTGATGAGCTGCCACCAGTCCAAGTCGCTCATACCACTGACACGCTGCAACTCTACCAACTCATCCAGCGAGTATATCCGTTTGTTGCGCTCTCTCTGAACTATCGTGTCCTTCGATACGCCTAGCAGAGTGCCCATAACGGTCTGTGTTACGCCGAGTCTCGACCTTAGTAGTTTGTATAAGACACCAACCGTTCGTCGTTCTCTGCGTATCCTCTGCGCTGTGAGAGGCTTTTTCATCATATCGTATGTTATGATTAGGTTGTTCACCATTTAAACGTAAACGATCTGAATCGAACATGGTAGTGGATTATATACATTGATGCTTATCGTAGCCTTGTCTAAGTGTTCGCTACGCTCACAGTTACTAAGACGAAACGGACCCTCATTTTATTCAAAAGATTCTTCACTTTCTTTCAACTATCTCGTTATGTGTAGCCATATTAGCTAGTTGCAGGGTTACGCAGTAAGCCAGTTAGCTACCGCATAAAAAAGTGAATCGTATGATTGCATACTGTAATCATACTATGTATACTTGGCTTGTGGTTAAGAGATTACCTCTCACCAAATGGAGACTACGACTATGAAACATCGACAATACAGTGACGACTCAGGCGAGCTGGTTTTTCATGAGTATACAATTTTTACGGGTAGCAAAGAGGCTGCGATTGATGCGGCTACGACAGCACAACCACTGTTCAGCGAAGGACCAGGACATAAATTCTGTAAGGTTGACAATGTTGCAAAGCTATCGCCGACAGCTTGGTTGGTAACTTTGGTAATTGGTTGGGACGTATAAGGAGACTACGACTATGACATACAAAGTAACCATTCTGATGAATGCAGAGGCTGTGGCTACCTACTCAGCTTCAACACTCGGCTACGCATACAAGACGGCTAAAGAGGCTTTGTTCACTTGGGGCTCTGGCGTAGTTGTTGAAATTCACAACGGCAAATACCGTGAAATCTTTGAAGGAACAAACGACAGGCTCAAGTGGTGCGGTAGGGACGTTGGCAACAGTCATTACTATCGCAGCGAGTCTGGAGAGTTGTGCTGCTTATATATGGGCAGTGGGTCAGACCGTGAGAATTTTGGCTTTAATTAACATCAAGGAGACTACGACTATGACTAATCCAATCACAGAGCAAGAGCTTGAGCGTTGGCGTAATGAGTACAGCAACCACACCAAGCAGACTGTCAACACTAGGCAGTTGCGGAAGAACATGCGGTTACTGAGTAAAGACGAGTTACGGCAACTGTCGCAAGCAAACATTAACCTCATCTCGCAGCTTGCAGAGCAAGTGCTGTCTGAGAAAGAAGTTAAGAAGAACAAGAAGCATTTAGCAAGTTTACTCAACATTACACTTAATAGTTAGGAGACTACGACTATGACTAATTTGATGGATTTACAAAAAGCAATCTATTTGCTGATTGAGCATCGCAATGGATACGCAAGTTATTCACCTGAGCAAGTTTATGAAGCCAAGCGTTGCTTACTTGAATCAGGTTACTTTGCGCAATGGTATCAAGACGAGACAGGGCATTGGAGCCTAGAGGTAAGAAAATAAGGAGACAAACATGACAATTATCGAACACCTTGGACAACTGGCAGTATGCCTAGTGCTATTTGGCACTTGGTACCTCATCCTCGTAGCTTTCTGGAGTTTCTAGTTATGAAAACAAGTATTCGCCTGATTTTGTATACAATACTTGCAATTAGACCAACTATTGCGAGTGCTCAAACTTACAGTGAGTTAATGCAGGAGGTCTTAGCAGAGAAGCAAGGTTACTACGCTGATGTTGTAGCACCGCAGCCAATAGTTCCAGTTGTACCTGTAGTTCCTGCGTACCCTCGTAACCTGATACCACCAAATCCGTATGGAACGGGTTATAGCATTGTGACAACCCAGACAACTCAGCCTAACTATGTCCAGCAGTACCTCGGTATTCGTGGAGCTACGAGCAATGTGACAGTGACAAGCGTAGTACCTAACAATGCTTGGGGTGCTCCACTTAGACCACCAATCCTGTTCCCGTATCCCTAAGCCAAGGGTTACGCAGTAAGCCAACTTTTTCACAATTCGTGAAACCGTAGGATTGTTGACTACATCCTATGTACACATAGTAGTTAATTTGTTAAATAGTTAATTGGAGACATTATGAAACGACTAATTCTTGTAGTGACAATAGCAACTTGTAGCGGCTGTGGAGTTATCTTACCTGACGTAATGCTCGTAGGTACCGAGCAAGGCATCCGTGCTTATAACGATGGGCAGTCTGCGCTCATCGCTCAAAGTAAGACCCAAAATAAGAACCAAGAGACTCCGTACTGGTCAAATAGACGAGTGCAATCTGGTTACAGCTTTTGGGACCGTCTTAGCCATGGCTTTATCGCTACTAGCAAACCACAGGAGGTACCAACCGATGCTCAGTAAATCACTAACATGGTTCCTCACTACGTCTACAATCGTAGGCGTACCCGTGACAATCGCCATACTGCTAATCGGCATCGAGCGTTCAATACATACGCTCACATGCGAGACTGCAAGATATGGCTGTAACAGAAGTTTTACCCAGTCAGTAGACTACATTGCCGAACAGGTCGATGAGGATACTGATGTAGTAATAACACCAAAAAAGAGTAAATTTACGAAGTAAATTAAGGAGATAAACCATGACTAAAATAACAGAGAAAGCGATGGAGTTTTTCTATCGTGATGATGAAGCAAGCAAGATGCTAAATGCGTTGCTAGAGGACGGCAAACCATGTCGTGTCATTGCTGCGGCTCTTGAGGAGTACATGAACCAACTTAATAGGTTTGAACTAATGGGAATATACCATCAGCTTCAAGTTCATGTAGTGGATGCTACGGACTGGGATGAGGTAGCAAACCGAGCACTATGTGATTGGTACGGCGCTCACTCAGACAATAACTGCTAATAAAACAAGGAGAATAAGACTATGAATGATGCAATTTTTAAGGCGTTTATCGCCGCACAGAAAGAGTTTGGACCAGCTCTAAAGACCAGCACCAACCCACACTTTAGATCACGCTATGCAGACCTTTCAGCGTGTGTTGAAGCTGTAATCGATGCGCTCAATTCTAATGGCTTAGGATTGGTTCAGGTAACTCATCCTTGCGAGTCAGGAGTAAGCGTTGAGACAGTTTTGGTACATGAGTCTGGACAAACCATGACAAGTGGCGTGTTACATGTACCAGCTTCAAAGCAAGATGCTCAAGGCTATGGGTCAGCACTGACATACGCTCGCAGATATAGCTTAATGGCAATCTGCGGCATTGCTCCAGAGGATGATGACGGAAACAAGGCGAGCAAACCTATTGAGGTTAAAACTAAAGACATAAAAGTTGAGCGTGTCTCAGTAGTTAATAAGGCAACAGGAGAAGTAACTGAGGTACTCAATACCACTAAAAAGTCACGGATTGAGAAAACGATCTATGACATCAGGACACTCGCCGAAGAACAGCAACCAGCAGCAGCAGAATATCTGCGGCAACACAGTTGCGAGTATAGCGAAGCACTCGGAGTCTGGACCTGCCCAATCAGACTTCAACGGCTTCAAAGTTGCGTAGTTGAGAAGGTGGCTAATGAAAAGGCTTAGAGTAGAAATACCTAAAAAACCAAAACAATTACGGCGTTATGATGCACCGCGTCCTGGATATAGGCGTTGGACAACTCAAGTAAAACTAGAATTGTTCAATGATTTCTGCAAAGTAGCAGAGAATGAGGATAAGGTACTGATTGACGCTGTTGAAGAAGCACTTAGTAACTGGACATACCATGATGGAGACGTACATGAATAAGCATATCGCATTAGAAGCTCTAGGATACGTTTTAAGCAAAGATAGATACCTTGGTGATGGTCGGATAGCCATGAGGGAAAAGAAAGCCTACACGGCTGGCGTAGAGGCTATAAAAGGCATATTGGCTAATAGACTGGATAGACTTCTGTGGAAAGCTGAAAAGAGTAACACAGACTACGACCGTGCTAGGCTAGATGGCGCACTGTGGTTGTATGAGGTTTTAGAGGACGAAGAATAACAAACTGGCTAGTAGTTCAGTTGGTAGAACAGACGGCTGTTAACCGTCATGTCGTAGGATCGAGTCCTACCTAGCCAGCCAAAAAAATAC